GGCCTCCTGTGTTCTGCGTTCGGATGCGTCCTTTCTTACGAGCCATTTGACGGGTTAGTCGCCGGATGCGGTTGACCCCCCGTGAGGGGGGTTTTTATTGTTTTGTAGCTGGTCGAGGGACCAGCTGTGACATTAGACAACAAGGGTTGTAATGTCATGTCCCGGCAGAATCAAGTTCTGGCGGGACGGTTTCGGACGATTCTACGTCCGGAGTTGTGGTAGGAGCGACGATCGGCGAGGCACCCTCCTCCTGGGTAGGGGGGGGTGCCGCGAGTGATTCCAGCCAGGTGGCGGGATCATTTTGATGAGCCGATCTTTCTTCCGAAGGTAGTTCCGCGAAGGCGGTTTGTATTTGGGCAATGTTTTGCATGGCCTCGGTAAAGGTTTGCGACGAGGCATAGCCGAAGTGTTGATTTGTTAAGCGTTCCGCGTAGGGGTCGATGCCCGTAGCCCTGAAGTGAGCGACGATATTATTAACGTCGCAGGCATCTTTGAAGTGTTGTTGAGTTTTTGATTCGCCGGAGAAGTCCATTGCGAATGGGCGTTTTTTATTTTTCATTACCAGTTAGCCGGATCGTGAAGAGGGTTGTAGTCGGGATGCCCTTTTTTCGGAGCTTGTAGCGTTATTGATCGCGGTTTTTTTCTATTCTTTTTCATCCAGTCGGCTTGTTGCTGTAGAGAGCGGCCGCTGTTAATTACAGCGCCGAGAGATTGGCCGAGGAATGATTTTATTCTTTGATAGAGTTTACCCAGGTCCGAACCAACGCCGGCGGCGGGTTCGATTACCTGGGTTTTTGCCGTAGTGAGTCCGGCGGTCGCGTTAGCGAGTGCGGTTTCCGCACGTATTTTTTGTATCGTTGCGACTTCGCCCGCGACAGTGCGGGCTGATGTTGCGGCGCCTTCGAGTTCGCCCACGATAGGGGCCGAGGCGCCAGCGCCGGAGGCGGCGGGAGAGCCGAGTGCGAGGATGCGGTTTAGTCCTGCGGCCTCCAGATCCTTAGCAGATCGTTGATAGGCCGTTGAGGACATGCGTTCCTGAAAGTCACGCTGTTTTTTGGCTTCTGCGATAGCCATTTTATTCTGCTTGCGCGCAGAGATCGCGGAGAATGCTCCGCTTATTAGTGAGCCGCCAATGGCGGCTATTGGGCCTAACAAGTTAGAGCCCTTTGGTGCTGATGCACTTGGAACTTTCCACATTATTTAACCTTTTTGAGCTCAATAGCTGGCTGCCCATTGGGCACATCTTGGCGCTTAAGCGAAAGCCGCGCCGTGTGTGCTAATGGATGCCAGCGTTGAGCAAAGGAGCTCGGAGCCAGAGGCTCCGAGCGTGGCCAGTTCCTGTTTAAGATTATGAACATTTTATGTTGAAGGGGGGATCCATCCCCCCTTCTAAACCCCCCTGAGATTTGTGTCTATCCGTTTTTCGGCTAGAAGTGATCGATGAGCCCAGGCGTTGCGTAAAGCGGTAGCGGCCTGGCTGCACGAATTTTGAAGTATACATCGAGTAGCAGTTCCGGTTCCGATGGGACCGCGATTACACGCGGGATAGGTGGTTGATCTTCGATGAAGGTTTGACCGAGAACCGGGAGTGTTGCGAAGTCCTGGGCCAGGTGCCAGACGTCGAGTGATGCGGTAGCAGAGGAGCGAAAAATTCCTGTGATTTGGGACTGCTTGAATCGGTACTCGTCGTACCTCGGCATGAAACCGAAAACGGCGTCATCAATGAGGACGTCGTTTGATACGAATAGTTCTTTATTGAGGACAGATTGTTCGCCCAGGTGAGAGAGTGCAGGCCAGTAATAGTCGAACCTGGTTTGTCTTGACCAGTAGCGTTCGAGGCCTTGCTGATAGGTTAGGTCAGCTCGGACATTTACAATGCCGATGATGTGACCGTGTTCTGTAAAGGATGAAGTGAAACCATGATTCTGAGCCGATACGGTTGCGTATCCGGCCAGGTTTCCTTGTGGTGTTTCGGCGGTTTCTCCGCCGCCGCCAACGCCGTCAATGACGGACGGATGATTTTGTTGGACGGGAGTGATGTTGAGCATCGTAGAGCCGCCGCCCAGGTAGAGCGGTCGTTGATGAACGAGGAGAGCGGGGTCGGTCACCCGGAAGTGTGATTTGAGTATTTCGGGATACCTGGTTCCCCCGCGCGCATCGCGCTCGAGGAGTTTTTGAATTTGGAAGGATTCCCGAAGTTGATTGATGGAGACAGCCGTTGCTTGTGTTAGGTCGGCGTAGAGATCGCCCGCGCCTACTAGCGCGGCGGATGCAGTCCAGTCCACAGAGGGACCGGTTTGTTGCAGACCGCGACGATTGCCGCCTATGTCCAGATCGACTACTTCGATAGGTTCCCCGGCGAGTGTTTTGCCAGCGAGTATCTCGCTGACCACGACCGGCGCAGTAGTGCCGAGAGGTACTACGACCTCTTCGCCTTTTTGCGGGAATGGGAGGCAGGAAGTTATGTAGTCGCGACGTTTGCGGCGACGTTTGAGGCGGAAGTTTAGGAAGGCGTCTGGTCCGTCGCCGGTAGGAATGAATTCGGCGTCGACCAAATTTTGGTCGCGGAACCAGAAGTTATAGATTTTTGTGTAGCACCGAAATGGTAGAGCGTTGACCTTTGTGTCATCGGGAATTAGACCGATGGGCACGCCCATGTAGTCGTGGATAGAGTTTTCGGTGACGGGCGTAGAGCCTTCCAGGACAGGCACGACGAAGTCGGTTGAGTCGCCTGGGTTAAGTTGTTCGCCGTTGAAGTGAACCCAGTTATCCCACACCTGGCGGTAGGGAGTGAAGAAGAAGAATGTTTCCAGGTAGAGATTATCGAGAATCGGCTTAATTGGCGTAGCAAGCCTGCCGAACAGACTTGCCTTAAGATTTATTGTGTCTCCGGGTAAAATTTCTAGAGATAGGATGGGTATTAGTTGGCCTGACGACATTGTCGTCTTGTACCCATGAGATAGGTCGAACGAAGAGCGGGGTATTTCAGCTCGCTTTGTCTGGCTGAATTGATGAGTTTGGCGCACGTTCGAATTCCTCGACAGCAGAGATGTGGGTAGCAGAGATAAACTCTACGCCGTTGCCGAGGGATTTTTTTGCTTTGTGTTTGAACGATGCGTCGGAATCGTCGAATTCTCCGAGCCCGAATAGGGTGTAGTCCTGTGGGTGCTTGCCGAAGTGATGATCCTCCGAGTTGACACAGTCCGCGAATGCGCGCGTAGCTAGTCCCAGGGTAGGGACAAAGAACGGAGCTGTGAATACTTCGGCTTTTTCGTCGTACACGGTGAAGAGTAGGTGTTGCATTAGATTACCCTTAAGAGCCTTTCGGCTTTTTTAGTTTTGCAGACTTCGCGGACCGCGAGTCTTTCGGGTGTGTTATCGGGGTTGAGTTCGCATTTTTCAATGCGGTACTTACGCAATTCGTTCCAGAGGCCTGGGTTAGATTTTTTAAGTAGATCGCGATAGTACGTTGGGACGGGTGCTTTTTTGCCATCCGGGAGGACCGCGTAGTCATGCGGGAATAGGTCTGATTGGAATTTGTCATACCATTTTTTTCCGATGCCTGGGCGGAGTGACATTGCCGTGTAGGGTGATTGTTTTAGCACATCGGGAAGTATTTCTCCGGTTTCTGGATGCGGAATAGAGTATTCGCGTTCGGCGTATTCGCCGTTTTGTTTGGACATGATGTAGCGGGCGACGTAGCCCGCGGATTGGAAGGTTACGTTACCGATTTCGGACGAACCTTTTGTCCAGGTTTTTTCCAGGAGTGCGGATTTGTAGCAGTTGTTGCCATTGCGAATGGTGATTAGTTTTTGGTCTTCGAAGCGGAAGCCAAAGAGGAGCGCGTGATAGTGCGGACGGTCGGTGAGCGGACCGTATTCTCCGCACATATAGTATCTGATTTTTTTCTGTGTGCGCTTCCGTAGTGAACGGATGAATTTCTGGAAGTGAGATTTCACCAGGGAAGAGCCTTGCGGTAGATTTTCTGGAGAGTAGGTGAGCGTGACGAACGCGTTGTTGAGTCCCGAGTCATACATTGACGCTTCGTGATAGCAGCGGATTGCCCAGTCTCGAGATTTATCGAGGCGGCAGCCGACGCAGCGGCCGCAGGGCAGTTCGATGGGAGTACCGAAAGAGAGGCGGCGTTTGAATGTGACGCCACCTGGTCCGTGCCACGCTTTGAGTGGTCGGTAGCAAGGCATAGTTGAACCGCGAACGTGCAGCTAGAGAGCGACACCACCGCGAGGGATAGTGCCGATGCCGTTCCGGCGGTGCATTTTGTTAGCCGTTTTTTTGAAAAGGCTTTTGCTTTTTTTCCTTGAAAGCTTTCTACGTCTCATTTTTTGTCCCCGGTTTAGACTGGTTCTAAGTGTAGCATTTTATACACATTTGGGGATAAGTATTGTGTGCTAGGCTAGGCAGGACGGCGGGGTTTCGGCCCCTGCCTGCTAGCTCCGGCCGCGAGAGCGGCCTCCTGTGTTCTGCGTTCGGATGCGTCCTTTCTTACGAGCCATTTGACGGGTTAGTCGCCGGATGCGGTTGACCCCCCGTGAGGGGGGTTTTTATTGTTTTGTAGCTGGTCGAGGGACCAGCTGTGACATTAGACAACAAG